CTCTTTAATCATCCATGAGAAAAGTGACAACAATCCCACCCCCAGAACAATTACACCAATCCTTTGAATTGGTGTAGAAGTCCCATAGATCCATAGTCTTTTCATTTTGCTCTCTTATTATTTATAACATCGCTCATGGCGAACCATCACACCAATGATTGATATTTTATGATCTCTTGAAGATAGTGTTGGATAGTCTGGGTTTAATGGAACCAGTTCAAATTCTTCACGTCCATATTCATCATAGCCAATTACCCGGTACTTTTTGAAAGTGGCTTCATAGGATCCATTCTGAGCAATAACAAATGAACCGGGTTGTGGTGCTAAAGATGCATCAATTACAAGTGAGTCACCTGGTAGAAATTCAGGTGCCATACTCATTCCCTCAACCGTCAAACCAAAGACATCAGAAGGTTTTGCACTTTGATAAGTCGTATAGGTTCTATCTTTAGGATTGATTCCGTCATATTCAACGGTTCCAAATAGACCAGCTTGAACAAAATCCAAAACAGGAATTTCCATAACTGGCAGGTTATTAAAACTTACGTTGCTGAACTCAGATTTTATTTCTTCATCAGTAGGTTTGCCGATACCGGTAGCTAACCATTTTGAATTTACCTTTAGAAATTGGGCTGCTCGAATCAGGTTCGGGCCTTCCATATTTTTCGATTTACCAGAAAGCCAATCACTAACAGATGGTGGCTTTACCCCAACGGCGCGTGCAAGTTCGACCCCCTTAATTTTCTTAGGTGGTAAAACTTCCATGGCATATTTAAGACGTTCAGCAAGTGTTTTCATTAGGAAATCCTAACACGAAATAAATTAGGTATTCCTATTGAATAAAAATAAGGAATGCCTAATAATTGGATTATTATTTAGGAGAACAACATGAATGATGCACAGCTTATAGAAGCTCTTGGTGGACCAGCTGCCGTTGCTCGATTACTTGAGATCAGAGTTCCATCAGTGAGCGGATGGAAGAAAATCCCCACTGAAAGAAAAATCAGACTGGCTGTTATTGCTGAAGATCGTGGTCTTTCGACCAGAAAAGAACTTTTTCCAGACACCTATCAAGATATTTGGATTGAACTGCGCGATAAGGCTGTGTGAGGTAGAAAGCATGTCTGAAAAACTCACTGAGAGCATCACTTTCAAATGCACGTACGAAGAAAAGCGCAATTTAGAAGCTATAGCGAAATCTGAAAACAAAACCTTATCTGAGCATTTAAGGGGTTTGGGCATATCGAATATCTCTGAAGTTCGGGAACGCTTAAATAATCTCGTATCACTCATGCGTCTGACCACAGATACCGTAGACACGTCTTTTGAGCTTCAAGCTCCTCCACGCTTTATAGATGTCACACCAAAACCACAGGCACAAAAAAAAGTCCAATTGCGCGAACAATTGGACTTTCTTGCCGTTCACTCCGAAAAGTAAACGAGGTAATTAACCAATGCCGAATTTAGCACATGCACTTTCCCAAACTCAAGGCGAAATAGTGCATTTTCCAAAAACAGGACAGAACGCAATGTCTAAGAAGGAAGAAGGGTTTACTCGACTACCTAATGTCTTGATTGACACACAGATCATGGCTGAATTGAACGACAAAGCGTTTAAGTGCCTGATGTTCATTATTCGTCAAACATTAGGTTTTGATCGTGAATCACATACGATTTCAATTACACAGTTTCAAAAGCATTGTGGGATTAAAAAAGAGGAGACAGTTGCTAGGGCAATTGCTGAATTAGAGGATACAAACTTAATCAAAGTTGATCGCAAAAAGGGTTGCTTAAATAAGTATCTTTTAACTCTGAACCAGCACCACCAAACGGTAGTACCCCCATTAAAAGGGGGTAGCACCATAAAAAGGGGGGAGAGTACCACCCATAAACAGGGGCAGAGTACCCCCTCTGAACGGGGCACTAATAAAGAAAACTTTAAAGAAAATTTAAATAAAGAAAAAAACGACGTTCCTGTGGATAACTCAGAAACAGAAATCTTTAGCGATTCTGTCGAATACCACGAGGACAATAAAAATCTGTACAGCTTGAGAGAGCTTGCAGGTGTCTACACGATTCAAACCGATCTTGCTGACCAAGCAAAACGAATCAATCCAAAACTTGATGATGCAAAAATTCTGAGTGAGTTAAAAAACTTTGCTCAGTGGTCTACCAGTCGAGAAAAAACTACGGCACAAGGTTGGATGAATTACTGGATCTATCGCATTCAAAAACTTTCAGCAACCAAAGCCAAATCTTCAAAACCGAAAAGCAAAGGCTTGTCAGATGCACAAGTGAATTACTTCGTTTCAGAGCTGTGCAATTACCAAAGTTTCAAATCAAAGCACTCAAACATCGGTGAATCTCAAAAAGCATTTGAAACCCGGATTAGCTCAAATATCCGTAAACCTGAATACGCTGAGAAATATGGTCCATACCTGCATGAGCTTGGCTTTGTGGTTGATCTAGGGGCAAGCCTATGAACTCTCAAAGCAAACCTGAAGGGGCAACTCACTACGAAACAGACGGCACAGTTTGGAAAAACGAAAAAGGGCTTTGGATGTTTTGGCGTGAAGGCTGGGGATGGTGTCAGTACGTTGGTAAGGCCAGTCATGCATTCCTGAACAAATTAACTGAAATCGGGGCTTAATCATGAGAATGAGTGAAAGAGAGCTAGAACTTCATTTAAAACGCCACGAAAAGCGAAAAAATCAAGCATTAGAGCAATCTAAACAGAAAATTGATGCACAAGTACATGAAGCAAATCAAAAAGCCTTAGAGGCGATTACAGAGCCAAATACGAAAGGAGAGGGAAAAGTAATTTTAAACTGTGAAATTCCATCTACACCACCGTCGGTAAACAACTATTGGGTGGGTACTGGACGTACATGCAAAGTTAGTGACCGTGGTCGTGATTTTCATGACCTCGTTGCTATGACTATCCCGCAATTAAACACCACGTCACGTCTAAAGCTAGATGTGACTTTTCACTTTCCCAATAAACAACGCCGTGACATCGATAATTTCTTAAAAGCGACCATCGATAGCTTAGTGAAATGCGGCTTGTGCGTAGACGACGAGCAATTCGATGAATTAAGCGTAAAACGCGGTGAGGTCATCAAAGGCGGTCTTATAAAAATTACAGTTCTGGAGCTTCAAAAATGAGTGATTTAGTTGTTGATTCTATAGTGTTTGAGCAGAACCCTCGCGCGCGCACGCGTTTCATCAATCAGCGTACGAAAAAGAAGGTCAAAAAGTTTCTAGTGGAGCGCCGTGGATATAAGCGTCCAGACTTCAACCGAATGATCTTAGACTTAGGCCGCTTGAAATGGACACATGAGAAGATTGCAGATGTGTTGCCAGTATCCAGTGCTTCTACAGTCTCAGAGTGGGCTAGAGGCGGTATTCCGAACTATGACAATGGGGATGCACTGATTGAGCTTTGGCGTTCAGAGACAGGCGTTCAGCGCTTTCCACGTGATGGAGAGTGGGCAACTTACAAGTACAAGATCGGGCAGCTAGATATGTTTGAAGATTGGGACGAGCTGGACGGTGTTATTGAGCAATTGGATAAGGAGATTCGCGGATGATGGGCAAACTATATGTTGTTTTTGGTGGTTGGGTTACATCAAAGAATGATCGTAAATGGCACTATGTTTCAGCAAAGCAAGTAGCGCAACTTTATGGTGTAAACCTTAAGCAATGCTTTCTTGTTTCAGAGCATACTCGGATAAATGAAAAAACCGGATTACCGTATGATATACCAGATATTGGTTTTGGTCGTTTATATGCACAGCCTAGCGGAGATTACTCATTGAAGCCGAAACACAATTTTAAAATAACTAATTGTGAATGATATTGTGATAATTTATAACACTTTATTTATTAAATAGAATTTTATATGTGGGATTGTTTAGTTAAGCTCTCGACATGGGCTGAAGGTAACTCAGGGCAGATACAGATTGTTATTGCCTTAGTAGCTATTTGGTATGTACTCAAACAAATTAAAATATCCAATAATCAGACAGATTTATCGTTAAAACAGACCAAAATATCAATTGCACAAATGGATAAGTTGAATAATGAGAGGTTATTCGAACTTAGGTTGAGATTAAAAATAAGAATAGGTGATCATTCTAAGACTTTAATGGAGTTGCAAGATGCTGCCAATAATCTAAGCTTACGACTCCAAGCTCTTTCAATAGATACAGAGGAAAATCACCCTGAAAGTTTTGATGTTATAGAGGATATGATTAAGTGTTGGAGAGAAACTTCAATACAATCAGCATGGGATATCATTAAAGAAAAAATGCAGGAAAATAGAGAATATTTAAATAGGATTGCCACAACAAAAGATATATCGTTAATGGAAGAAATTTTAGATAAAGTTGAACAAAACCAAGTGATTTATCAATCTAAAATGCATGAAATTAGGAATCTTGATGCGCATGTAACCAAAGTTTGGATGCCAATGAATATGGGGATATCTGAAGCGTTGAGACGCATGCATAATTTTGAGTAAATCACCCAACAAACCGCTACACGAAACCCCGCACATTAGCCCTATCAACCAATGATGGGGCTTTTTTATGGCTACTACACCACGCAAGACACAAACACCGGGTGCAAAAAAAGAAACAGCGACCACGGCGCAAACCTCAACAGATGACGTAATGGATGCTGTGTTAGGGAAAGCTTCCGTACCTGAAGATGAACCCCAAACCACTGAACCTGAATCACCTGAAGATCATGCTCAGCCTGATCCTGATCCTGATCACTTACCCGCATTCGATTTAGATCAATTGCTAACGAATCAAGTAGCAATACTGGATAACCAAGCGCGTATTGAAGCGAAGCTAGATCAATTGCTTCAGGCTGGTGGCATTGAAGCACCGAAGAAAAAACGCTGGGTGCAGGGTAAAAAAGGACTGGAACTTAAAGAGGTCTAATCATGTGTGGAAAACCAAAAATAGTACAACAAGACCCTGAAGGTGATGCGCTTAAAGCAGCCGAAAAAGCAACTGCTGAAGCGAATGCTAAACGTGCTGGTCGTCGTACTGCAAACACAGACAGCCGAAGTGTTCTTGGTTCAAAGACTGAAAGCAAAACAACTCTAGGTGGTGGCTAATGGAAAATAACGCTCGTGCTTATTGTGCGCGTTTAGGTCAGCTTAAATCTGCACGTTCTACATTTGAAGCGCATTGGGCAGAATGCTATCGATACGGAGCGCCTGAGCGTCAACAAAGCTTTAACGGTGATGTGGTTAAGAATCAACGCGAAACTGAACGAGCCGATCTTTATGACTCAACAGCCGCAGATTCTATTCAAGTGCTTGTTTCAATGATCATGAACGGCGTAACACCTGCGAACTCTATTTGGTTTAAAGCTCAGCCTGATGGGATTGACGATCTTGCAGAGCTTACAGAGGGTGAACGCTGGCTTGAGGATGTTTGCCAATTCATGTGGCGCAATATCCATGCATCAAACTTTGACAGTGAGAACTTCGATACGCTTACAGACGTTGTAACGGCAGGTTGGGGTGTGATGTATGTCGATATTGACCGTGTTGCGCAGGGTGGTTACGTATTTGAATCATGGCCTATAGGTTCGTGCTTCATCGGCTCAACTCGCGCAGATGGGTTAATTGACACGATTTATCGTGAACATGAAATGACAGCTCAAACCATGGTGAATACATATGGTGAGAGCAATTGCCATCATTCAGTTGTATCTGAAGCGAAAATTAACCCTGACACAAAATTTAAGCTCTTACACGTCATTCAGCCACGTAAACAATCAGGTGCAGGGCAGATCAATAAAGCTATGCCTTTTGCCTCTTACCACATCGATATCAGCAATAAGCAGATGTTGAAAGAGTCGGGGTATCACGAGTTTCCTTGTTCTGTCCCGCGATTGCGTAAATTGCCGGGTTCTGTTTATGGCAATGGGCAAATGTCTCTGGCATTACCTGATGCAAAAACAGCAAATGAGCTTGTCAAAAACACTGTACGTGCTGCTGATCTACAAATCGGTGGGATGTGGATTGCTGAAGATGATGGCGTTTTAAATCCTCATACCGTTCGTATTGGTCCACGTAAAGTGATTGTGGCCAATAGTGTTGATTCGATGAAGCGCTTGGATGATGGGACAAATTTTCAAATTGCTGATTATCTCCTGACCAGTTTACAGGGCGGTATTCGTCGCAAGCTTATGGCTGACCAATTACCACCGATCGGCACCACTCAAATGACAGCAACAGAGATTAATACGCGTGTTGAAATGATCCGTCAGTTGTTAGGGCCTATGTATGGTCGTCTACAGGCTGAGTATTTACGCAGTATTTTAGATCGTTGTTTCGGGCTGGCGTTACGTGACGATGTTTTAGGTGATGCACCTGAAGAACTTTGGGGGCGCAATCTTTCATTCAAGTTTGTGTCGCCACTGGCACGTAGTCAGCGCATGGAAGAGGTGTACGCAACTGAGCAATACATCATGAGTCTTTCAAGTATTGCTCAAGTCGATCGAACCATCCTAGATAACGTCGATTTTGATGCTGTTGCCGTACTTACAGGCACAGGGCGCGGAGTCCCTCAAACCATTATGCGTACTGCTGATGAAGTGCAACAGCTACGCCAAGCGCGCCAAAAGGCACAGGAAGAACAAGCACGGGCACAACAGCAGCAACAAATGATGCAAATGGCGGGTAGTGCTGTAGCCAAAGGCATAGAGAATCAAATGGGAACGGAGACTATGCAATGATTATTGGTATAGCTGTGATGCTTGTAGTTGGTCTTATCCTTGCCACTGGTTGGTGGAATGAAGTCAATAAAAATCGAGAACTTAAACAGCAGCTTATGGATGAACAAGAAGCTAAAGCTAAGTTGCTTCCGAAAGATGAATCTAAAAAGCCTGAAGTTGAAACAGGCATACAGGTCAAACGGCGCTATTACCGTCCTGTCACGGCGGCAACCTACCGCAATTTATTCGATATCGATGTGAATGGATCAAGGGTTTTAGAACATCTCACACAAGTATTTTGCAAATCAACATACGTGCGTGGTGGTCAAGAAGCTGAGCGCGAGTCTTGCTTTAGAGCAGGCGAACGAAGTGTTGTGGAATTCATTATTAAGCAAATCAATCGTGCAAACGATCCAAACTATAAGGAAGAAGTAAATGACTAATCCAGTACAAGAACCAGCAGTACCAGTAACAGATCCAGTTCCAAGTGTAATGGGTACACCACCAGCCGAGCCAAATCCGACTGATCCACCTGCAGAGCCAGTTACACAGCCAGCAGGTGCGCCTGAATCGATCGATGGTTATGAGGTGAATGTGGAAGGCTTTAATTATGACGATTTTAAAGCCATTCCAGAAAACCAAGAGTTCTTAGAGCGTGCACGTGAAGCTGGTCTAAGTAGTGAGCATTTAGGCTTTCTACTTGGGGAATATAACCAGTTGATTCCTGCACTCATGGAGGGTAATGCAGCACTAGACAATGAGGCTTGTATTACAGCCATGAAAGAGACTTGGGGCGGTGACACAGATACTAATTTTGGATTCGCACAAGCAGCGGCAAACAATGCAATTCAAAACGGAATTTTGACAGCGGAAGAAGTGAATAGCCCTGAGTTTGGCAACAACCCAATTGTCTTGAAAATGGCTGCTTATTTCGGCTCACAGCTCCAAGAAGATTCACCCCCTGCTAATACACAACCAAGTGGTGCTGTAGATATTGAATCATTGATGTTATCGGAAGCGTATAGCAATGCGAGTCATCCTGAACATAAGGCTGTAGCTTTGCGTGTAAGCCAATATTTTAAGAAGCAACACCCAGATAATTAAGGGGCAATAGCATGTCACAAGATTTTGCAACAAATAACGAAATGATCACGGCAGCGTTTAAGCGTGAATTTCACACAGCATTTGAAGTAAAAGCACGTACAACTGAA